TTTTGTTCATGAACAGCTGTAAATCCAACATCCTCCACTTTAGTTTTTTCTTCAGGAACATCCGGAGTAATTAAGGGTTCTGATATAGGGGGAGCTTCGGGTGTGCTGACTATATCCGGAATAGTCATTTCAGGTGGAAGAAAAATTTTTCTATTTAACTCTTCGTTAAATTTTCTCTCTGCTTCAATCTCAGATTCTTTGGGAGCAAAAACTTGTCCCGCAGGGGTTGTCTGCATTTCATTAATTGCCCCTATTACAGGGGAGGCTGTAAAATTAACTATAGTATCATAAACATCATCGAGAGAAATATTTCCTGTAGATAATTGATTTTGAATTTCATCTGCTTGTTGAGCTCCTACAGCACCCACGAGTAGCGTTCCGAGAACATTGGGATTTTTTAAGGCCTGCATGGCCAAGGGTCTTCCTAAATTTAAAAAAGCTCCTAGCATTAATTAATCACCTTCCGCGGTCCGCGTTTCGCTGGTCAATGACCTCTTGTCATCATCTACGATCAGACCTCTATCATGGGTTATACCTTGTTGATCATATTTTTCCAAGATCTCAATGAGTTCATCTTTTGATAATTGATCCATGGACTCTTCCGCTTTATTTTTGAGATCATAAAATCCTGCCACTCTTCCTCTTGCGACTTCCGCGTTAATGGCTGCCGAATAGTGTTTATCGGACCGCGCTTCGTCGCGCATTTCTTTGAGGGCCGTTAAATGAGAAGCCATGGAGACGCCGGAGGTCTCATACAAATCTTGTTTCATTTCATTGATCGCTTCCACAATATAAGGATTCAATTTAGGGTTTAATAATTCATAAGCTGTTTGCCTAGCACGATTGTCGGAGTATCCGGCCTTGCGGGCCGCCTCGCTTGCGGAAATTTTCCCGGTCAGCGTTCCTTGAACATAGTTCGTAACAAACAACATTTGCTTGGGCGTTAGCTTTTGCTTAAGCCTTCGATCTTCAGGATTTATTTTTTTAACCATTGTAGTATTCATATTTTCGTTCACTCCTTGGTATATAGTTTTCTTTTTCATCATCAGCTAATTCGACCAAGTTTCCTTGACGATATCTTAACAAAGCCAATGTCATAGCGTCAACTAAATCATCATGCTCTCCGAAAGGAAAGGCAGCACACTCTTCCATCATTTCTATCGCCCATTCGTCATTGGACCGCCACACGCGGCCCGATTCAAAAATGGGAGCAACAGTATTGACACGGACATGTTTGTCCTGACCGCGGTTCGGGGAGTATGCAGTCGCGTGGATACCGGCTCGTCGAAGCTCGTGTATCAAGGGCATCCCGGTTGCTTTCGCTTCAATGATGACCAGCTCAGGGTCCCAGTACCTAAGGTTTTCCATGGCCATTTTTTTAAGTTCAGGAAAATCCCATCGACCTTTTTCTACGTCTAACAAAATAATGTGAGGCTCATTTCCTTCTTTTGGATAGAATATTCCCCAAGTAGCAATAACAGAGAAGTCCGCAGTTTCTTTTTTTGAAAATGCAGTATCGTATGTTTGAATCTTAAAATAACAAGTTGGGGCATTAGGTTTATCCCATACCTGCCACCATTCGCGTTTAATAATACTAGTGCCATCATAAGTAGGATTCTGTTGCCACTGGGCATTCCACTTACTAGGGACAAGAGAAGCTTTAACTTTATCTAATTCTTCTAACTTCCAATACTGTGGCCAAATAGGTTTTCGTTTTTCTTCGTCATCATCTTCTAAGATTGCTGGAAATTCTATAACATCCCATTTGTCCGCCTTAGGTTCGGACATTTTTTTAACTAATTGTGCGGTAAGGTCTTTTTGCGACCATCGCGTCATAACAATAGCAATAGATCCTCCAGGTTGTAAACGCTGTCGAGGACCACTAGTGTACCACTCGTAAGCATTATCCATTGCGGTTTCTGATAATGCGTCTTGTTCGGAATGAGGATCGTCAATAATTAATAAATCAGCACCACGACCTGTGATTGCACCGCCGACACCGGCCGCAAAATACTCTCCCCCGTGATTCGTTTCCCATCTACCAGCTGCTTGGTTATCAGTTCTTAAAGTTACACCAGGGAATATACGTTTATATTCTTTCGAATTCATTAAATTACGAATTTTTCTACCAAACCTAACTGCGAGTTCGCCTGTGTGGGTAGCTTGGATAATTTTTAATCTTGGATTAAGTCCCATCATCCACGCCGGAAACAAATAACTCGCAAACTCTGATTTTGTGTGTCGAGGCGGCATGTTAATGATTAGGCGACAAGCTTTTTCTGTAGAAAATTTTTGAAATTTTTCTGATGTTCGTAAATGATGTGGTCCTTCGACAAACTCTGGCCACACTGCTTTAACAAATCGCATAAAATTAGTGCGCGCACCTTCTTGTTCTATTCTTTGACGTAGCAAAACCATTGCTTTTAATTGGTTTTTGTCCAGCGTTTTATATTTTTCAATGTCCATATACAAATTTCTCCCTATGACTGTGAAAATGTTGCTCACCATTGCCCTCGCCTGTAAAAGCACGGGCCATTTTTCGGGGGGTGGGGGTAGATTTTGTTCGTATTCTGTTCGATTTAGCCCAAGTACCTAGGCCCGCGTACCGCGGATCTCGGATTTGTTGCATAATATATATTATTGTTCTCGGTGATTGTTGAAAAATAAGGGTTTTTTGCATTTTATTTGCCCGTTTGGGCAACACCACTATATGTAGTGTGCCTCTCGTTCAATTTTTCTCGGATCTCGCTCCAATTTTCTCGGTCACCGGCGCGCGCGCAGTGTTCAAAAGTGCTCGCACCCTCCAAAAAATCAAAATTTTTTGATCCATACAGAAAAACCTCTCTCGAAGAGAGGGCCCTCTGCAAGATGTAAAGACCATCAAAAATTTTAGAATATTTGTGATGAAAAGCTTTTTGATGAGGTCTCATGTTCTGTAACAATTTATCTCGCTCACAGACCTTACACTCAACAAATAAAACTTCTTTGTTTTTGTTAAATAAAATAAGATCCGGAAACCCGTTAATAGTAGTCGTTTCAATACGAATTGGATTAAAATCCTCTAATTTTTCTTTGACCATTTTATATAAATTTTTCTCCGGCCCCGCCATAATTATACCGTTACATTATTTCATATTATGGAACAAATCAACTATACCAAATCGTTACTAGAAGTTTTTCCAAAATTATATTTATAAATAAAATTTCTCTTAAAAACAGCCTAATGCCCAAGGGAAGATGGAACACTTGGAACACTTCTCAAAATAGAAGTGTGGACAGGTTTTACTATATTTTTCAACTATTCTAGACGAATGGAACAGTGCCACACTTCTTTTTTATAAAAAATATTTTTTCTTTCAAAATTTTTCAAAAAACTTCTAGTACCGTTCCTCTGTTCCACGGTCCGCTGGCCACGAACCAATCAAAACGAACAGAATACGAACAAATCCCTGGTGTTCCACAATGTGGAACAAACCGTTTTAACCCACATTTTTTAAGCGTAGAGATGTACCATATAATATTATACTTAATCATACAGAGAGATCCCAACAACCTATCTCTACGGCTCTTAAAACCGTTTTTATTTTTCGACTCTTTTTTAAATCCGATAGAAATGTACCATATTTTATCATATAAGAGCCCTACAGAGCATTTTAAGATCCAAAACGAAAGCTGAGTTAAAATAAAAATCTTGACACCTCTAAGCCTCTTAAAACCGATCAGCGTTCCGCGGCCCGAGAAAAGCGATAGGAATTTAATGGATAATTAATTCCCCTATATTTTTCAACGTTTTATGTACCTTATTTTCAGATACAAATCTAGCATGAAAGATTTTTTAAAGCTCTGTACGGTCAAAAAAACAGGGTTATTTTGGAAGTTTTTTGGGGGTTTTATCTTTTTATATCTTTTTTTATCATTATTTATGATAATTTATTTGACTCTTGAAATTAAAGGATTATGATGAAGACATCATCAAATGATGATAGACCACCGGCCCCGAGGCGAACAAAAAAGGGGCAAGTCTAAAGGGCGAACTCGGTAGAATAACAAGAGACACTACTTAAGAGGGTATCACAGAAGATGCCACACCACAGGGAAGAGTTATCACACTCCAAAGCTATACTGATGAGACCTTAATGGTCGAAACACTGCATTGCGAGGATTTACTTCCTCGCAGTGTCTATAGCATGGGAGGCTATATATTATGAAATTACCAAGTAATCTTAATATTAAACTACCTAATCTAGGTAGAGATATCGGCTCTTTAGCCGGTTATCAAAAATCTAGGGTTTACTATCCTAGTCATATGTTAGCAGTCGGGACACCGGCTACGATTCATATGTGGTCTGACACCCACGCCGCTACGGTTCAAGAGGTCGTACAGACCAAAGCGGGCCGTACTTACCTTAAAGTCACAAGAGACGATAAGGAAGTGATCAAAAAGGCGGAACGCCTTGGCGATCAGCCTACATATAAATTCACACCTAATCCCGAGGGGGGTTGGTGTTGGGCTGAAGTCGTCTTCTTTAAAGACGACAAAGACGAATTAGTCTTCATGACTCAGAAGGCTGATTACAACCCAAAGACCAAACGTTTTACTAAAGACGGTTGGGCCTTTGTCAGCCTTGGGGAGCGTAGAGAATACTACGATCCTCACTTCTAAATTTTCCGGAGGGCCTTTTGGCCCTCCAGTGTCTATGGCAATAGGAGGCCATTTATAATGAATAAAAAAATTAGATTTTCATTAACTCAAGACGAAGTTGAATACTTAGCAGATTTACTAAGATATGAACTCGCTGATCCGGAACCAAGGATGGCGATGCATCTTGAATTAGAACAAGTTCAAGATCTACAAAGTAGATTAAGAAAAAAATCTATCGAAAATTCAGATCAAATTGAAAGATTATTCCAAAGCGCTTAATAGCGCTTTGGTAGTGTCTATGGCAATAGGAGGCCAAATAATATGTCAGCATATCAAGTAGACGAAAATACCATTTATGATGTTATCCACTTAATCCGTAAATCTTATGGAAGCGGGCCACATTATGAAGAAAAACAAGAACTGAAAAAAATGGTTGAATGTGCACCATTCAAATTATTTGATGATCTAGTCAAACTAAATATCTATTCTTTAAAGAATATATATAGCGATTATAAATCAATGATCATACCAATGAAATTTAATTGGACTGCATTTAGTCGAAGAATAAACATGGCTAACGATTTTCAGTTCTTCAAATCTACTCAATGTTTTACTTATCAATCTTGTGAAGGTAAGGCGGGAAGTAAAAAACTTTACAAATTAGTACAAGCTTTTGAATTAGAATTTGCCGCTCAATTAATGAGTCAAGTTCCACAATATCAAAACGCTTCTTGGGGTGCCGCTTAATGCGGCTCCCTGTGGTGTCTATGGCAATAGGAGGCCATCAAAAATGTTAAACTTTATTATTAAAAAAATAAAAAACATAATTGAAGAAAGAGAATGGAAAGCTAACAATGATCTCTATTTAAGAAGGCTAAAAGTAAATGGACATTATTAATATAGATTTTGTTAAACCAAATCCGGACTGCTCTAATTGTGATCAAGAAAATGACTATACTTGTTTTGATTGCGAAGAGCATCAAGTAAGAGAAAAATATCCAAATGCAGTTTGGACTGACGATCATGACTCCGATCCTTGGGAAAAATTTGTTTGGGTTAATAAAACACAGGGCGCTTAATTGCGCTCTGTGAGTGTCTATAGGAAGGGGGTGAGGTTCAATGATGTCTAAAGAAATGGCAGATATGTATAAGGCCAATGTAGGTTGGGGAAAGTTATTTGCTCCAAACGACGCCGGCATAAAAGCTTTTATCCAGTTTTATATGGGTTACATAAATAATAAAAAATCATAAATACCTCCCGCGAGGCGCGGTCCACAAGCCGCGT